AGCCACTCACCCCTTCTATGTAATATAAGCAAACTATGTATTTACTCATACCATTAATAAGGAAAGAGAAAGTTAATTAATCCATCCTCACGGTGATTCCAACGGTGCGTGGAGACGAGGTCAACTCCTGGAAACTAGCTGGCGGAGGCCAATTAGATACGTTATAAGCGTTTTTCCAAGATTTTTCGTTCCTGCGGAGGACGTAGCTCTTGCCTTTCTTTGAAGGATCGAAAGTTTGCGGACAGGAAAAGAATCCTTCTGAAACTAATCGAGCATACAAAGTTGCAAAGCTGCGATACTCTGCTGAATCAATCTTCATGTCGTGTAGGCCTTCCTTAGGAAGAACATCCTGAACATACTCATGAAGCTTCCAGATGGAGGGAATGGACATCCTTCCAACGGGGAACTTAACGAGGTTATTCAGGATAACCTTTGCGACTCGAAGATCTTTTTCAGTAGGACCGAAATTAGCCACAGGTACCAGTGGCTCGTCGACATCATCTCGAGGTTCGAACAACCATGGTAACCCGACACCACCTAGGTGTTCGGGAATAAACCAGGGCAGTGTGGTGCTCTTCAGCACAGCGTAGTTATGGTAGATGAACTTTCGTATAACCGTCTTTTCCATCCCATGGGGAGCGCAACGTACAGCTTCTGTACAAGCAGTTCCCAGGGAGTTTCGACCATCAGAAATATCTGACTTAGAAGCAGGACCCGACCTCTTCATTCCATGAATCAGACCGAGATTAACGTATGGTGTTTGCTCAAAGAACTTTTGTTCTGTGATCATCACATCGTTAACATGGTCATAATTAATGAAGCGGAGGTTGGGCTCAGATAGACGGACAAAGTTCAACGAGTTAATTTGGGCGAATGCAGGAGAGAAGTAGAACTTCCCCACCGAAGGTGATAAACCTGCAAACGTCGAGATTAACTTCCATGCATCTAACCCTCTCCTGTTTGTAATGAATAAGCAGTCATCTCCATTAATGAGAAGGCGTGCCTTCTTCAATTTAACGGACCTGCCGAGGCCGATTTCCATCGACCAACGGCATACGACTGCATTTGCTACACACAAGACGGGGAAAGAGACTATGGAACCCATAAGTTGCCCCCACAATTGGGGCCTGATCTTTGAATCGAAGTC